GTTTAGTGTATTGGATAATCCAATACACTTACCAATGGCGACATTCTTGTCGTTCATGGATTCTGTTGCCTTTGTAAAAGGCGACAGTAAGCGTACCTTGACTGAGTCAATGAACGCTGAGGCTTCGACATTGTCGTTAACCTTAGAGACCTGCATATTAAATATGCGGTTCTTAAACACTAAGATTTTCTCAGTGTACACTACAAATATTCTGCTAAGCCGATGTTTTGTAGGTGAAATCAACGAACCAAAGGTTCGGTGATTACGTGTTATACCTTTAAGGTATTGCACGGGCCCCTTGGCAAGGTGATCATCACCACCAAGGTGGAACGCTCTCCAGTTACTGGACGGCGACCATTGGAACCTTAAAGGTTGTCCAATGTACTCGCGGTACGCGAGTTCCTCCATGGATAATCCTAGGAGGACAAGGCAAATCTTTGATAAAGGTTCGCCCATCATTACACCCCTTCGGAGTGTAAAGACCGCACCGTCCTCTGCGAAGACGGTGCGTACGTTGATTAAATCAACGATCCAGTCCCACTCGGTGAGACCGGTTGCGAAGAGGCAACCTCTAAGCATAACTCTCCCCACAGTGTGCGGGATAGCATCAGTGGCCTGTTCCAGGTCACTCGACAATATTGCCTGATGATCGGGCAATATACCGTCACATCTTTCCAAGACGTGAAGGCACTGCCATGCTTGGTCACACCGTAGCAGGCAGGAATGCGCACTAGGATGAAATCCTAAAACCTCTCTGAGGATGTGCGCTAATGGTTGCTGTAAAACAGCTAGCCACCAAGGACCGGTAGTTACTATCCGGGACTTTCCGCCAGGCTCGGAAACCGTAGCCTGTCGTATAGGAATCGGGTTACCCGACGCCTTACACTCCGCATACTTTAAGTATGCGACGTGAAAGATCATACTTCCAGTATAATCTCCACAACCGCAGAGCATAGCTTCGCGGTCGATTATGTCAAAATGAGATTTTGACATGAAGGGCCCAGACTCTTCGAGTCTTCCCCAGGCTTGCCACCTCCTTAGGTTTGGTGGGAAGTAACGCTTTCCCCAAGGGAAAACGATCCATTCCGGGTTACCCGGAACGGTATCCAAGAACTCTTTGAGATCAAGGATTGCGTCCGCGGCTCTGCCGCC